GTTGTAATTCCAACAACTCTGTTTGATGCCTTTGTTAAAGCAAGAGTTGCTGATTGTCCTGATGGAACATAATAATCTGTGGTTGTTGCTGTAGGTTCTGTTCCGATCGCAATGTGAGCACCTGCGCCAACAGATACAATTCTCAACACATTTGATTGCACTGAAAATGCTGAAGATTTAGCAGAAGTCGTGTTAATTGCGACTGAGGAACCTGCTCCAATTGGTTTATGAGCCATTATTTTAATAATACACTTTTAGTTATTTATTATTTAACGAGTTTCTCTCCACTGAAATGCTGAACGTATATCAGTATCGGTATTTGTAGTTAAGTTTTCTACAATAACTGCATAAACTTGACTATCATCACTATCAATGTTTTGTGCAATAAAATTACTTTTTGTTGATAATGGACTTACGTTAGTTACTCCTGATGCTTGTTTTCCTGATGGATTGTTTGCAGCAATAAAACCAGTTATCTTTGCGTATCCACCAGATAAACTAAAATTAGTTCCTATTCCAATATTATATTCTACTGCCGATTCTGAACCAACACTACTCCAAGTTCCCCCAGAAACATTTGAGTTGCTTGGTAATCTATAAAGTGTCCATTTGCAAGGAGCAGAGTCTGAGAGAAGTTCTATATCTGTTATTCTTACAACTGTTCGGTTTGGATATCCATTATATGAATTTGCACACCTAATTGCCACAATACATTTTTTATTGTTTGGAGCATTATTTGAACCCCTAACTGTAATTGCTCCATCACCAAAAGAATATTCAAATCCACTTTCAACGTATCCACCTTCACTTGCAACAGTTGAACAAATCTGTTGCATAGATGTGATACCAACGGCAGTGTCTGTATTTAAAACTTCACATCTAACTGGTAATGAGGGAAAACTCCAATAAACGTTTTCCTCTATATTAGAATGATTAAACTCATGAAAATATGTAAGTTCTCCTCCAACTACTACTCCACAACGAATTTTACCAACTCCTAACCATTGAAAGTCCGTTGCAAATAATTGTGTTTTTGTAAAATCTAATGAGATGCTGGATATTCCAGTACCATTCATGGAATCTAAACTCCAATTAACTTGATTTACTTTTGTATCTGATGCAATTCCTGTAACATAACTTCTTTTTACAATAGAAACTGTCCCATCACCCTCTTGTTGCAGAAAAACTCCATTTCTATCATCAAAATACCCGACTCTCTTCGTTGTATTTTCTCTTACATCTTGGAAATTAAAACTCATCATAGCAAATTGAGATTTGCCAGGCATATAGTGATGATACATTCTTGATTGGTGAACTACTCTTGCAGTAGATCCAACTCCAACAACCAAAGATATTGATGCTTTATTTTGATTATAAACAACCGTAGAACCAGCACCAATTACTTTAACAAGCATTTCTGCTTCTTCACCATATTGGTGCGAATAATCTGCAAGTGTAAAAGGTTCGGATATTCGCATTCTACCAAATGCATCATGTCCACCTGCATTAATTCCTGTAGATACACCACAGTTTCCAATATTACCATATCTGTCGGCACACATTATAACTTCATGAAGAGTTCTCTCTTGATTAAGATAGTCTTGAGTGCTTTTATTCCACTGAGCCATTTATCAATCAATCCATTCTAACTTTGATGGGTGATATCGTTTTGCATTTTTAATATTAAGATTTTTTTCTTCTGCTGGATAAATTTGATGAACAACTGCACCCGGATACTCTAATTGTAGTTGTTCACCCAATTCTCTCTTAGAAGGAATACCGTTTTTAGCAATCAATTCCATTCTATATAAACTTCCGTTCCAAACAACATCGGCAACATACTCTTCGCCAACTTGTTGTGGTTCTGATTGAGATGAATTTATATAAAGATTTCCTGTGAAATCACCAGCAATATTAACTGATTCTGAAATAAATTGCCTGAAAGATTTCATTTTATTCCTCTTCTTCGGATTCTTCTTCTACATCTTCATCCTTTTGATCAAACATTGACACTGCAACTTCGGGTCTATATGCGTCTATTTTTTCTGCAGATTTAGCAAACAATAATTCTTTGATTTTATCACTAATTTGTGACGGAGATTCATCGGTGATAATCATGTCTAAAAGGTCGTCCATAAAATTTAATTAAATGACTTCAATGTATTTATATTTCACCACCCTTGGGTATTTGTGGAGCTTCAGTTGCTTTTCCTTGTGTTTCTAAATCAGGTTCCATCATTGGTTTTCCTAAGTCCATAGATGCTGCACTTTGTTCTTGATCAGGAATTTCTTCAATAGGCGCATTTGGATCTGGAATAATACCCTGTTCAATTTCCTTTTTGATTAAAGCATCTTGCTCTAAAATTTCCATATCAGTTTGACGAAGAATTTTACGTCTCACATAATCTTGTGAAAAATATCTTCCAACATATGGTTCTGCAGTTCCAACCATTGCCAGTCTTTCATTCAACAGTTCTGCATCTTTCAACTCTGAAAAATGATTATCGTATAAGAAATCATATTGAATATGTTCACTCATAATTTCCCAATCTTCTGGGGTTACGACATTTTTAAGAAGAAGTTGAGTTCTTAACATATCATGGAACATATTTGAAAATCTCTTTCTCAATCTTCCAACAAATTTTGTGAACTTTAATTCATCTCTTAAAATTTCTGAAGAACGACCAAGATTAAATCCACCTTCTCCATCCATTCTTGATGGTGGTACATTTAAAGAACGATAAAGTTTTTTCTTAAAGTACTCAATGTCAGTAAGTTCTCCAAGATTTTGACCACCTGGAAGAGTAGTGATTTCAGTTCCTCTACCCCCTTCACGACGAGGAAGCCAAAAGTCTTCAAGTAATGACATGTATTTTTTATCATCACGAATTTCACCAGTGTTTGCATCATAAACTAACTTATTGCGATATCTCTGCATTACATCTCTAAGATATTGTTCTGCTTTAATTTTAGGAAGATTTCCAACATCAATATAAAATATTCTTCTTTCTGGAGCACGAGATAATCTGTAAATAACAAGACTATCCTCAATCATTCTCAACTGGTTGAGTGATTTAATCGCTTTATGTAAGTATGAAAGTGTTGATCCCTTATTTCTATCTACCAATCCAGATGTGCAATATGTAATGGAGTCTTTTGCAAATTTAACTCCTTGATTAGTTCCCATTGCATTAATTGTTCCTGTTGGAAATGCACTCTTTGGATTAAAAACAAAATACTCTTCTAACTCTGGAAATCTGTAGTCCATCGGATCTACATTTTCCGAGAACTGTGGATTTGGATTTAATTTATTATCTTGCTTCTTTAACTGACGAACATAACGCATTTTCATTGCGTCAATGTATCTCAAATCTTGAATTCCATCATGTGGATTTTTGAGATCAATAACTTTATGGTAATAAAGACGACCATCTACGTACCAATTTCTGTAGATTTCGTGTGCTTTTTTATCAAAATCTAAAAGGCTAAGAATATATTTGAACTCTTGACGAATTTTATTTTTAATACCATCACTTGCATTTAAATTTGACAACTCAATTTCAACGGGACTGTCATTTGTATCTGAAACAATAGCTTCATTTACAATGTCCTCAATGGCACTATCAACTTCAGGGTGAAGTGCCATTTGACGATATTTTGTAATTAAATCATATTCTGTTCTATAAATTCCTTCAATATCTACATACTGTCCGTAGAAACCACTACTTACAGTAAAGTCTGAAGAATCCTCATCGTTTGGGACAACTGGGGATACCGCAGACTTTGGTAGACTATTTTCATCTTCAATAGAAAATCCAAAAAGATTTGCCATGTTGTAGTTTTAATCCGTTTTTCAGTATTTATCTAATTACTGAAGTGCGCCTGGACCATCATTGAGTTCAAAATATTGAACTTGAAGTTCTACAGTAAACTCGGAAATGGTATCAGTTGATTCGTAAGATAAATCGAGAGCACTTACATTAGTTGGAAAAGTTCCAAAAAGTTTTGCACTTCTAAGGGTTGAAACATTTCCAGTAGCACCACTCTTTCTGGTTCCGTCAACATCTCTTCCAAGTTGATAAACAATCATATCAGATTGATATAATGCTGGATCAATGTATCCCGTATTGTTATCTAACTTGCTTAGATAGTTCATCCACTTTTCAAATGAATGACGCAGTTTGAAGTCTGTGTCATTAATAATTGTGATTGTCCAAGGATCAAATGTTCTGTCACCAGCAACTTTTAAAATTCTACCTCTAAATGGAACATCAATTGATGCTACATTTGAAGCAGGAAGTTGTGCTGCCTTACACAGGAATCTTCCTTTTGTTAAAGTTGCTGGATCAACACCAACATCGGATGGAAATGCCATTTCAACTTCAAACAAGTTTGGTCTTGATCCACCACCAGTGAGTTGACCTTTGAAATCTGTAATTTTTCTAATGGGAATTGCCATTGGTTTTGACCTCCGTTATGAATTATTTAATAAATTAAACTCTACCAGCTACTTCACTGAAACTCACACCCGTGCGGGTTGCAACGAAGGTCAGGCTTATAAAGTTGATAGATTTCGCAGGTTTAATGTAAATATCTGCTCTAAATTCATTATTATCGATAACATCTGGTGTGTTGTTTGTGGTATCACAAACAACTAAGAAATCATAGAGACCTCTCTTTGCTTGAACATCACGCAAGAATGGTTCAACAATGTTAACGAAGTTTGCTCTTGTTACTTCATCATTGAATTCAAAAAGTTGTGCCTTAGCAGCATTTTCAAGTGATTTTTCAAGAGTGAGGAACAATCTTCTAACGTTGATTCTGTCAAATGCTGACTGATACCCAAGTGCAGTCTTATCTCCAAATAGCAGAACACCAACTCCGGGTTGAAGAACAACTGGGTTCACTCTTGCAATATAAAGAGCATCTCTTTGAGCTTTATTTGGATTATATGCAAGTTTGGTTGCATTGTTGAATACACCTCTTTGAGTTCCTGCTGGAGAAAACCATGGAAACTGATTTAAATCAGTTCTTGCCATAATTCCGGCAACATCAGCATTGCAAGGAACATAACGGAAAACATTATTAAATCTATCGTACATGTACTTGTATCCAGAATCGAATACAGCATAAGAAGAAGATTGAATTGCGTCAAAGAACTGAACAATGTTTGTAGTTTGAGTTGCTGTAGAAGTATTATTAAGGTTTGCACCAACAACAGCAGATCTATAAGGTGAAATGACTGCTAAGCAATCTTGTCTTGCCTCAGCAATATCAATCAAATAATTTGCCTTTGCTTGCGAATCTTCTTTTGTTGTTAAACCTGGACCATTAATTAAGATATCAACATCAATGTCTTCTTTATTTCTAAACAAGTCATATGAAGTAATCAAATCAGAAAGTGCAGCCTTATATCCACCACCATCTGCTGCAGAAGAGGATGAATAATCTAAACCGCCACCAAGAGTATATGTTTTGTTTCCAATTGCACTAAAAGTAATCCCTTGTGCATTCTGGCCCCAAATACCGTCAGAAATTTCAAATGAACCATATGTATCGTCATTAACTTCAAATCCAACTGCAGTTGGATAAGTGCCTTGAATAGCATCATTTGCGTTTGAGGGACTATATCCGGCAAACAAATATGCAGATAATGTTGCTAAGTAATCTTTATAGTAAATCTTTTGGGGAGCATTTGCAGAAGATACTGCATCTTTTGCTTTAGAAAGATTTGTATGTCTCTCAAGAATATTACCTTTAATTCCAGTAATATCACCATTATCATCAACAACAACTATATGAAGAGCGTCTCCTTTACCTGCACGATCGGTAACATACTGGTTAGTTGCTGGTTTATCAGCAATTGACTTCCAATAAATTGTGCCGTTTGTTAATCCTAAAGTTTGTGTGCCATACCAATCTTCTGCAGAAGTAAGTGTTGCCCCTGAAGTTGTAACAATACCAGTGTTCTGTTGAACAAAGTTCACATTTCTGGTTGTTTTAAATTCAAAGTCACTTCCCTCTCTGTATGAAACATTTGTTACAGTTCCAGCAGTGGATACTCTGGAAACAACCTTAACAGTAAATGAACTATTTCCGTTAGTTGCGTCTGTTGTAACGCCAGTAATAATACCTTTTAAATAACCATTGAAAAGTGATGTTGTTCCAGTTCCTGGTAAAACAACATTAGTCAGATTGCAAGTAACTCCATTACCAACAATTACCCCCCGATTTGCTGGGTCGGTTGTATTAATACCAAGTGTTTGGTCAGCAAAATCATCAATGTAGCAAACTTTTAGATTATTTGCCCATTTACCTGGGTTTTTTGCTGCATAATAAAAGTTAGTTGCATTTTCATAATTTTGAACATAGTCATCATAATTCTTAATTTTAGCACTTGTGGTGTTTGCAATACCAACACCAGCATTTGCGTTATTCAAAGTGCTTCCATTCGTTCTTACAATTTGTAAAATTCCTGTGTAAGAAAGAAATGAAGATGCTGACATCCAATACTCATATTGATTATCAGTCGAAATAGGTTTGCCAAAAACTGAGAGCAATTCTTGCTCATTTGTAATCGTTATTGGAAGATCTACGGGTCCTTTTTGGAATGGTCCGGCTATTGCGCCAGCACTTACTCCAAAATTATCTGCTCTTCCAACGGTCAGATCAACCTCTCTGACCAATACTCCAGGTGAAACAAGAGCTACTGCCATTTTTTTCTCCGAAGAAGTCTCAAATTCTCTAAAAATTATTTATAAAAAGGGTTTCTTTGAAAATCCGAAACAATGCACGAACAATTACCAATCAGGATATGACCATCCAATATCCTTTTTTTGTATGTTTCTTCTCGTAGAAACTCTTTTTATAGTACATTCTTTACATTCATAAGAATATGATGATGCTTGATATTTATTTTTTCTTGATTGATAAAATCCATCAATTAAATCTTTTGTTTGCCCGCAACTTTTGCAGGTCCTCTCGGTTAGATAAAGATGCTCCAATTCAAAATGATCATTTACTTCCATTAGGACAAATACTCCCACATATAGGCACGATCTCCATATTCGTCAGTAAACCATCTATCTCCTTCATTGTCAACAAACGTGCCTTCATCATCTATTCCATTTAATATAAAACCAAATGGTGCCATGTCTTGTTCAATTTGATTTTTTTGTTCTTCATATATTCTTTTGCGAACATCATTATCTGTCATTTCTTTAAAATAATCTTGAGCAACTAACCAAGCAAAAATTACAAGACACATTGCCAAGTCATCATTACATCCCTCTTCTGCTTCAAAGGATTGATTTTTTTGAGTAAAGGTTGTTAACTCACTAATAATATCATAATCGCAAGTTAATAGTTTATCATCTTCTATTAATAATTTTAAATTAGAGCAACCAAGTTTTTTAACGGATTTGGTCATTCTAACTCCAAGTTGGGATCGTTTTCCTGAAAATCCGGATCCAACAATTTGACCAGCTCTACCTCGCATAGAGCACATTAAAATATTTTCGTATTCTAAGTCATAATGTAGAATTGAAGCCACTTGATCTCCAATATCATTAACTTCAACTATAACATAAGCTTTATTGTATGATTTTGCCATTTCCAGAATAATGTTGGGAAATAGCATTGGTTTTATTTCATTATTCCTATATACTGCTACTACTTTATATGGAATATTGGTTATATCAAACACTAAAAAGGCAGAATAATCATTTCCAATTCCTCGGGCAACGTCAACACTAATTAAATAGTTGTTATCTTGCTTTGGTTCTTCATAAACAGATAATCCTTTATTACGTTTAAGGGGATCATTGTAAATAAGATTTCTTAGTTTGGATACATTAATTAAAGTATCAACAGATCCTAAAAATTCACATTCAAATTCAACTTTAAATTGTTGTTCTGATGTATTTGCTATTGTTTGTTCTTTCCACTTTGCATCACGACCAGGAACTTCTGACCAATGCACATCAGTTGTAATAAACTCACTTCTACCTCTTTCAGCATCATGCCACATTCTATAAAAGTGGTTCATACCCTTTGGGGTAGAAACAATAATTACTTTTGTAGATTTGCCTGCAGAAATTGTTGGATATACCGAACTAAAAAACTCATCTGCAATATGATTTGGAACGAACGCAAATTCATCCAAAAATATAATATTGAATGACATACCACGAACCGCAGAAGCAGAAGTAGAAGCAGCCAAGATTTTACTTCCATTTTCAAGTTCCAACGATCCTTTATTCCAAGAGATAATGCCTTGTTGCATCCATTTTGGAAGATTTTCATATGCTGTTTGAAGTCTATCTAAAAGTTCTCTCGCAGTTGCGGCTTTGTTTGCAAGAATACCAATGTTGACATTATCATTAAAAACTGCATAGTGTAGAAGAAAAGAAACAACAGTTGTGGATTTTCCAGTCTGTCGTGGCATCTTACAAATATTAAATCTATGCTTATGAAAATTCTCAATTAATTTTTCTTGAAACTTATATGGATGAAATTGCACTAAACCTTCATCAAGAGAAACAATTTTTACATAATTATTTGCAAAGTAAACCGGATCATCTTTACATTTAATGAATTCTTCTATTTGCTCTTGCGTGAATTCAATTGGAGTGTTGGCTTTCTTTAGATTTGGATTGCCAAGATAAACATTATCAGCCATAATAAAACCTCAAATATTAATTACAATTCCAACGACGTAATGCTTTATTAATTCTGCTATCTGGATCTCTTGCAGTTTTTGCTGAGGTTAATCTCTTTTTCATACCTTTCATACGACGACAAAATGCAAGACGACGTTTTGCTCTCTTACCTTTTGGTTTCTTTTCAGTTACTGCAGTTTGTAACTTTGAACCTGGATGTTCACGACGATATGCTTTAACTGCTGCAGGACTTAATCCATCAGTTCTATCCTGACGATTGACTTTTTGCCAATCTTCATCAATTTGAACCTCTTCACTCATTGGTTTTACGTAGTTTTTACTTGGACCTGGTTTTGCAAAACTTCCGCCTTGAGGTCCAACTGCTTGAATTAATGGTCTTCCTGGTTCAATTTCGGAGATTGAATGATATACTACTTTTCCGCCTGGGTAAACTTTTTGAATTTCATCAGTTACTTCTTGACGAGTTGGAAGTTTTACTTGTGGAAAAAACATACGAATTGCATAATACTTTCCCCTCCACATCAGAGTTGCAGCAATTACGTTTCCGGTTTGTGACTGAAGACGAATTGCTTCTTGAATTTGTGATTTAAATCCTTTAATAGGTTCTGGTTTAACCACATCAATAACTTCAGCAAAAGTTTTTCCATCTGCATCTTCAATAGTTATATTTTCTGCCTTTACACAACGATTATATGTCTTACCAAAAAGTTTTTGAGTTCCTTTTTTCTTATATCCAGGCCAACACTTTTGTTCTTCCATCTCTCCACTGTCAATATAATCTGCTGCAGTATCAATATAATCTGCTGCTTTGGTAATCTTTGATTGTACCCAAGCTTCAAGATTTCCTTCACCTTTACCAACCTTTTGCTCCAATCTCTTCAATGCATTGTGAATAGTCTTCAGTTCAGAACGAGCCATTGAATATTCTTCATCCTTCACAGAAACTTTATCCCAAGCCTTTTCTCCATAAGAACATTCAGATCTTGTTTCCCTTTTATCGCAAAGGGGGCAATATCTCTCTTCTTCGTGCATAGTTTCCTCCGATTTTGTTCCCCAATTTGCAGCACCAACTTTACGGCATTTGACCAATGCTCCAGATGCATATGCACTTGGCCAAACACTATAACGTGATTTTACTTTGTGATAGCAAGCATCTTTAGTTCCACTACCTTTACCTGGTTTGTCCTTGACTTCCTGGAGATCTACTTCTTCTTTTTTCATTTTTTTTCTTAGACTATCAGTTGGAACATAGGTTGGTTTTGCAGCTCCGGTTTTTTGTTGTTGTCCTGGATCTGCTTCCTTTTTTCTTCGTGCTGCAGATAATCTTTCTGCAGGTGTCATTGATGCTCTTTTTGCAGAAGAAACACATTTGGGAACACCCTCTCCTGGTTCATCACTTGCACATGTACCACCAGTTACTACATTTACCCAACCACGTTTTCCATCTTTTGATTTACTCCGAAACCATTGACGAATACCTTCTTCAGATACATCTTTAAATTTTTTAAATTTTTTCTTAGCAGAAAATTCCATTTTTTTTAATCTCGTATAATAGTCCGGAATTTCGTCAAGATGTTGAAGGGCAATATATGTTGATAACTCTTTATTTTGAGTATGTTCATGCTCAATAGGAATCCCAATTTCGAGTTGTTTGTATATTTGAGAAGCATCTAATCGATGCTTCCTCGCAATTTCTTCTGGCGATTTGTGTGGTTTAAAATTTCTCATACTTTATTTATTTTAAATTTTAATTAAAGTACGTATCAATTTAAACGTAGTCGATGTTGCAGATGTTGGAATTGCAAGAAGTCTGACGTTTCCCTCATCAATATCTGCACTAAAATTTGATAAAAGACTTCCAGTAATTAAAGTGCCAAATTCCGTTAAATACACATTATTATTATCGTGTAAAATTTTAATTGTAGTTGTTTGATATTCGGTGGATCTTACAATTTGTATATCGTATGATGCTGATCGATATGTTGATGTTGAAAAAGAATCAATTGAAGTTTCTAAAACTGATGTTAATGTTGATGTGCCACCATCAATTTCACCATAATTATCCCAAGAATTTGGGGCGGTGTATGATAATTTGTTTTGATATAAAGATCCGGAAAAATTAATATCTCCTTCCACATCAAGTTTATATTGTGCATTTGTTGACCCAACACCAACATTTTTTGTAATATCATCAACTGTTATTACTGATGCAAGTTGAGATAATTCTCTAGTATTAGACATTACCAATAGTTTTTTATATATTTATTCATGCAACGAAAAAGAGGGGATTTCTCCCCTCTTTAAAATTTGTTCAATCAAAAATTTAATCAAGAATTACGTGTTCTTTTGTTTGCTTTATTTGCAAGTTCTTCTTTAAGAGCATTGATTTGAGCACCCTGTTCTTTAACTGCTTCAATTAAAATACCAATTAAACCATTATAATTAACAGATTTGTGCGATGCACCATTTGAAACAAGTTCAGGAATAACTGATTCGACATTTTGAGCACTAACACCAAGAGAAGCTTTCTTAGTATCCTTCCAGTTCCAACTGATGCCATTCAATTGATTAATCATTTCAAGAGCACCATCGATAATAGAAACATTTTCCTTGAGTGTGATGTCAGAAACTGAATTGAAGTTGGTTGCTTCAACATCCTTGTTGGATACCCATTTATCACCAGTAGAAGCATAAGTAAAGGTTGCATTGGCACCATCAACAGTAATTCCTGCACCATTGGCAGCAGATGCATTAGCAGCTCCACTTGCAAGAGTAATATTTAAATCATCAACTGTCATTGTTGTTGAATTGATGGTGGTTGTTGTACCATCAACTTGAAGATCACCTTTGATAACAACAGTACCAGTATTGTCTCCAACTGCAGCAGGGTCAATTGTAATTGTGGCAGGACCAGAGATTGTGTTGGTATTGATACCAATTGCAGCACCAGATGCACCAGTTACAAACTGGGCAGCAGTTACGATACCTGAAGCATTAATGTTTGCAGCAGATACTGTAGCAAAGGTAGAAATGCCAGAGGAATTAATATTACCTGTTACATCACCAGTGTGTCCACCAGTTAAGTTTCCTGTTACGTTTCCTGTTACATTTCCTGTAAGGGCACCAACAAATCCACCAGTTGAAGTTGTAACTCCAGAAGCATTAATGTTAGCAACGGTTAATTTGCCAGAAATATCGGCATCAGCATTTACATCAAGAGCACCTGAGAAGGTTGAAATACCACTATTGGTAATATTCAATGATGTGAAATCATTTGGCGCGGCCGCCACAGCAGTTTCAATTGTTGCTCTTGTTGTAGCATCAATTGAAGTAATTCCAGAAAGGGTTGAAGTTACTACCCATTCAGATCCATTGTAGTTTAACAGATTTCCTGTTGTAGCTCCTGCGGTATTAACATCGGTTAAATCGTTTAAGGAATTAACTGATCCAGCACCACCAATAACTGTATTATATGAGATAAATTCTACAACATCACCCGCAAATGCAGCTTCAGTAAGAGTAATCGATGTGCCATTAGTTGCGGTAAATTCACCAGATGACAGTTTAACACCGTTTACATAAACATCAAGATAATTTACATTATAATTGAAACTGAATGATGTCTGCCCTGAAGTTGCGGTATTTGATTGTGTCGTTCTGGTTTGTGGTAAAATATCAGCGACATTTTTCCAAGTAACTCCAATTCCAGTGCTTGCAACAATATAGTTATTAACACCAGTTGTGCTTCCAATACTTAAATATCCATTTAAATTAACATTAGTTAATGTTGAAATGCCAGAGGAATTAATGTTACCTGTTACATCACCAGTGTGTCCACCAGTTAAGTTTCCTGTTACGTTTCCAGTTACGTTGCCTGTTAAAGCACCAACAAATCCACCGGTTGCAGTTACGATACCTGAAGCACTAATATTAGCAGCAGATACTGTAGCAAAGGTAGAAATTCCAGAAGAATTGATGTTACCTGTTACGTTACCAGTTAAACCACCAACGAATCCACTAGTTGCAGTTACAATGCCAGATACATCTACGTTGCTAACAAATATTTTTGAAAATGTTGAAACGCCAGTTGAATTAATATTACCTGTTACGTCGCCTGTTAAACCACCAATAAAACCAGATGCAGCAGTTACAATACCAGTAAATTGTCCACTTCCAACCACATCAAGTTTAGATGTTGGGTTTGTTTTTCCAATACCAACATTTGTATTGGATTCACCAGAAGTAATTCCGATATAATTTGCTGCCGCATCTAAAGCTAAATAACTTGCAAATTGAGATAACTCTCTATTAAAAGCCATGGGTCCTCCGTAGATTAAAAATTTTTTTAAAAAATTATGTTTTGTCCATCTTCGCGCAGAGCACTAGGACCACTTACTGTTATTTAGAAATAAAGTAAATTAGATTTTTGAATATCCATAATACACAGTGGCATTTGATCCACTATTGTTAGTAATGTCAAATGAAAAAACGTTAGTATTATTAACCGCGGGATGAGATGTGCTAATTGAACCTGATGTACCAATAATTTGACTGGGTATTGATGTTAATACTAAATTATTGCCTGCAACATAGTACCAACTATATTGATTACCTATAACTGGAACATTAGTATTTGTAAGAGAAACAGTTGCATTCCAAACACAAATGCCATTTGGTATATTTCCTCGCATCCACATTGTATAATTTTCATTTTCCGGAACAGTAAAACTATAAGTACTAGAACCTGGGGTTACAGTCCAACTTCCAGTAAAAGAAGTCACAACACCGGTTAAAGATAATCCAGAACTAGTAGTAGTTAAATAAGTGTTCGTGTCCACAGAACCATCAGCCTTTAAAAATTCAGATGAGGTTCCGCCAGATTTTACAAATGAAGATGCTGTTATAATACCAACAACATTTAAATTAGTGTTAATTCCTACACTACTATTAACTGTAACTTTTGGACTTATTCCATTGCCGGCATATAATTTTAATGAACCAGAATCGAGAGCAATTTTAGTATTAGTACTATTATCAGTGTTTCTTCTAATTACATCAGTATATACATTTCCTGTTGCTGTCAAAATACCAACACTGATATTATTGGATGTAACAGTACCACGACTTGTAACCGAATCCAATGTATCCGATTCGGAACCACTATTTCCACCAGTACTGGTAACATTATATGCAAGAATATCTACTATTTCTCCACCAAAGCAAGCCTCATTTAAAACTACTGAAGTTCCATTAGAAGATGTATATTCAGATTCTGTTAATCTTACACCGTTGATATAAATATCAAGAAATCCAACATTATAAAAAACATTAAATGTATCTTGTCCAGAAGTTGCAGTGAACGTATTTTCTGTTCTGAGAGTTGGAAATGATGCCCAAGTAACTCCTATACCAGTAGATTTTAAATATTGCCCATCTACTCCTGTTGTGGATCCTGCCCTTACAGATCCATTTAAAACAACATCACTAAACGACGAAATTCCAACAACACTTAATGTTGTTTGATTTTCACTATAAGATACGATACCTACATTTAATCTTTGTACTCTGCCACTAATCAATTTTGCCATTTCTTATTTCTATCTCCCGATCACTTCAATGTCTCTAGGACACTTGCTGTAAATTTCAAATTAGAAGAATTACTTCCTGATATAACTAAAACGTCGTTTGATTCTAAAACTAATTTTCCATCGAGAAAACTTGCAGAGTCTTTTGAAGGAATAGCAAAATCTTTTACTATTTCTGTTGTGACTGCGGCTCCAGCAACTGTTCTTTGATGTGAAAATGTAACAGTTTCTGTAGTTCCACCAGTATTTGCTACTTGAGCAAGAATTACAACAGATGCATAACCAACAGGTGCAGTATAGATTCCGACTGGATTTAATGGTATGACTTTTGTTACAGTTTTAAAAATATTAAGTGGTAATGCCATGATTTTAAATTAACCTCCGAGTGCTAAGATATAGGGTGTCACATTTGCAAGAATGCTTTTTTGATAGAAATTGCCAAAAATTGTTCCTGTGTTTTGGTCAATCGTAACTCCATCACCAATTTTGAAATTTCCTGACTGGTCGGTGCTCGTATAAACAACCAATCCACCATTTCGCATATCAACTTCGTTTTCTTGAATTGGAACACCGCCCGTTTGAGGTAATGCAGATTCGATTGTTGTACCAGAGCCAATGTATTCAAAAGAATGTCCAGAAGCAAGAATGCGACTTTGCTTAAAAATAGAAACAGTTGTTCCTACACCAACTGCATAGGGTAATTGTTCATTAATTGTAAATGTGCAAATACCTGCATTTGGTTGAGTACAACTTACAATACTATAATATTTGGGTTTAGTTTTGAGAGATAAAACCGCAGTATTGATTCCAACATCTGGACTTGAAACAGTAATTGTGGGAATTGTTTCAAATCCTCTTCCCGAAGAAAATAGATTAACTTCAGTAATTGACCCATTTACAATAGTTGCTGTTGCTTCTGCATCAATTCCCCAAGAAGTTTCGGGTGAACTAATGGTAATTGTTGGAGTGTTTGTATATCCAGTTCCTCCAGCACTCACGGAAATTGATTCAACTTCATAATATAACTTATCAAAATAAGTAACTTGTCCATCAAATAATCTTGAAGTTCCTACTCCAGAAATTACAAATGAAGTTGCTCCTGCATCAGCAGCAGAAGTGATGATTCCTGTGTGTTGAATAGGCCCAACACCATCAGCAACTAATCCATAATTACCAAAAGATGAGTTTGAGTTTGTTAAATCACATGCTCCACCAGAACCACAATACACTGCAGTATCGCAACAAATTGTAAATAACGAAACTAACTGAGCATATCCTTCATTTGTAATAGACACTCCAATACCATTTTTATTGAATTGGGTATAGGAGTCCATAACCATACTCTTTAAATTGCCAAGAGCATGATTACCATCAATTTTTAATCCACAACTATTTTCAATAAAGTTTGTGCAATTTCTAATATATGGAGATTGATTAAAATTTCTAATCGTGTCGGGGTCAAATGCAAAAACACCTTTTCCTGCATCTAAAGTTCCGATAAATGACATTCCATCAATATAATTTCCAGGAGATACATGAAATAAATCTTCATTTTGATTTTGAGGAGTCACAGTAACTTCTCTTAAACTTTCACCAACAATACTAATTTGGGGGGGCAATTTAATTGGATTACTTTCAATGTATGTTCCAGGAGAAATCTTAATTGTTGTTCCCGTCGTCGCAATTGCTACCGCTGCTGCAATTGTTGCTTTTGCATCTCCAAGTTTTCTTCCTGTATTACTATCGTTTCCGTCTGGAGTTACATAAAGAACATTTGTAACTGTTGCACCCATACCAATGGGCACAATATCAGTTCCGATGCCACTTCTTTCTCTTCTTACAAAAAGTTCGGCATCATAAGTATTAAGTCCAAGTTCCCCCAATGGAAGTTGCTCTACCGTTGGTCTTTTGCCGGGAACTGCTGAACGTTTTATCTTAATAATAGGTGCTGCCATTCAATCGCCTCATGATGGTATATACCGCAAAATCCAATATATATTGGAGTTATTTTCTATTTATACAAAATCTTCTTCTGTAGATTTGCAATTCTCTTCTAATTCGTTAATTTTATCTGTTAGAGACTCAATTAAGGAATTTGCTTCTCTAAGTTTAGTCTCCAGCATTTCAATTTTAGTTTCTGCAACAACTAATTGAGTGAATAAATCCATTGATTTTTTTTGATATG